ATGATATATCTTTTCTATCGAAAATGAGTGAAATGTAGGTACATCAAGAATTGTAATGTCTTGATCTGGTTGTGTTTCCATTTATCCTCCTAGTGATACTAATCCACATTGTACTGCTTCTCTAGAACATTCTATCCAACCAAAGCCAAAAAATACTAAGGCTAAAGGTAATGCTCCGGCCACGTATGCGGCGGCAAACATCCAAGGGTATGGTGATTCTTTTGCATCTGTCAAGAAACCAAAGGCGCCTTCACGAATAACATATAAACCGTCCATTGCTACATCAAAATTTCCTACTACTTCAACTGCATTTTCTAACATAATACTTCTCTCATTCTCTACTACTATTATAACACAACAAGCCGAGGAAGTCAAGTGTTTATTAATTTAAGATGTGTGGGATTTCTTTTGACATGGGACCATACAGGTCATTCCAAATTATATTCGTAACAGTATCCACTTCATCTCTTTTTAATATTAAGAAATCACCATAGGTATCAATGATTAAGTAGTTACCGCCTTCTGTAAATTTGCGGATGATATATTCATTTGTTAAATCAATGTAATCTGTCAAATCAATAAGTTCTTGGAAGTCTTTTATATTCATACTATTTAGTGGGCTTGACCTCCCAAAAAGGTTTCAATTTACTTCTTTTTTCACGCTCCATGATCAATTTTCTTGCTTCTTTGTTACGCCTATTCCACTCTTGTGCTCGTTGTAGAATGGCATCTTTATTCTCTTTATAATATTCTTTTAAGTAATCTTTTCGATTTTCATCGTTCTTCCACTTCTCAGCAAGACGATCTTTGTTCTTTTCATAGTATTTTCGATTAGCAATTTGTTTTCGTTCTTTATCTGTCACAACATGCCTTCTACACCACATTTTGCAATGAAATAGGCATCTACTATATCACTAATCGGATTTATTACTTTTTTTGCTCGGGGAGTTAATAGTTCTTTGAGGTCTGTGGGAGTTAAGAGTTCACCTACAAAAGATTCATACATCAGTTCTTTATTTGCATTACCCTTACCTGTTGCAAACTTTTTGATTACAGTAGGAGGATAAGATTTGAATGATATTTTTTGTTTCCACATTTTGTGCTTTAGTAGTCCAGTATTTTCTGCTATTGAACGAACACCAGCTTGCGCAGAAGTTGCAAAAGCATATCCTTCTATAAAAACTTCACTACATCCTTGTATTAACGATATAACCCAAGAGGAAAGAGCATCATGTCTCTCCTCTTCGGTTTCCCATTCAGGATAGCGTTCAGCTATTATGTTACTTACCCCACACCTGGAGGCAAGCTGTTGTTGTCTTTCGTTATTAGATAGATAATATAACATACACCTATCAAAATCAAAAAATCCATCATCTTCTTCCTTATATACACATATTGCAGGTGAAGTTAACGAGTAATCAATCCCAGCTATCTTCTTCTGACTCATCAGTTTCTCCTGTTTCACTTTCCACTTCAAGGTAATGTCCACAAAAGGAACATAATTCTAACCCTGTAGTATCTTTTGATATAATTTCATATTCTTTATCACATCCATCACATAATATAGATACTGTAGCATCTCCATCTTCCCAGATTATGTTTACTGGCATATTTCCATCTCCTGCCTAATTTTTCTTTTTGTTTGGAATCGGTATTTTTTGTGCCCGCCCTCCATACAATAACTTGATTGGAACAGGAAATACTTTTAGAGTAATATTGTCGATCTGTATAAATCGTTTATCTCTAAGAATATTGATACTGACTATATCACCGATTTTATATTTTCCCAGCTGATCCGCAAATTCAACATCATTGTTGATAGCGATATCATTAATACCTATTATGGTATCCCATGCTTTTAATCCTTTAGGTAGTGGATTAGTTGGTTTATTTTTATCACTTATCATCAAACCGAAAGTATTAGGGATTGATGTATTTATACTAGGATTATCCTTAAATATTTTATCTCTTTGGTTAGCTTTTCCATACAAAGGAATAATCATAACCCCTAATGCTGGGCGATCTACTTTCCCTGTTGCTAACATCTCAGCAAGTGATTTTTTTGCAATATCAGCTCTAACTGCTATTCCAACTCCTGCATTTTGATTTGTTCTAGATACAAGTAATGAAGCAATTCCTACAATTTCACCCTTTTCATTAAGTACGGGTCCGCCGGAATTTCCTTTATTAATTGCGGCATCTATTTGAATTGACTTAATGTAAGGATGTCTTGCATATCTTTCAGTACTGGAAATGATACCCTTTGATAGACTCCATGCCATTCCCATCGGATGACCGAAAGCAAAGACTTCTGCTCCTAAATGTATGTCCTCATTATCAGCAAACTTTAAGTATGGAACTTTTCTTTTCAATCCAATTACTTTAAGCACGGCTAAATCTGCTAATGGATCTTTACCAATTACTTCTACTGTATATTCATGCCAATCATCTTCATCCCAGTAATACATATTCATTGTTTTCTGTTCATACACACAATGAAAATTAGTCAATATATGACCTTGTTCATTGATGACTGTTCCAGAACACAACGCATTACGGGCATCGACAGGCGGATTTTCTAATTTATTTAACGATAGTAATACTACCGATTTTCTTACCTCTTCTATGACTTCTTTGGTGATGGCTTGTACCGAAACACCAAAGAATATTAATATAGAAAAGCATAACAAAAGTACTCGTCTTAACTTTTCCATTTATTTCCCTGATTTAAAAGTTTAACAGAGGAGCCTCTTCTAGTGGTTCATTTGGTTGCTCTGGTATTGAGTCTGATTTCCCAGAACCATTGTCTGTCTCCTCTTTTTGTTTTCGCGTGATTGTTTCATTATCATTTAAAAAATCATTTAACATTTTTGGATCTAATGTAACTAGTCCAGATAAAGTATTATGGTTTTTAATACACAACACAGCCTTTTGCATAAACTCTCTAGGTGCGACTACAGGAGCTGATGGATTATCTTTGCTGAGCATTCCCGTCCATTCCGAGAGCTTATATGCTGTCCTGAGTTTGTCTAATACACAAAAACAATGAACAGTCATAACTCTTGCAACATTATAAGGTGGTGGCGTATTCATAAGATTGGGATTACCCCGTGCTATCCAGTTCAAAGTTCCTTGATAACACACATGTACAGTATCAAAAATAACTTGACTTGGCCACTCATCATTAGGAACTTTAATAAATGGTTTATTGTCCTCTGCTCTTACTCCCTTGACAAAAAATACCATAAGAAATACTATAAGTGAGAAAATAAGGCCTACTATACATACTTTCTTAAAAAAATACTTAGTCTCAGTTTTCATATCGCTATAAATACCAATAAAATAATTATTATAAACAATTCTACGACTAACAAGGTATGATACCACACCCATCTAGTCTCGTATAAATCTTCTTCTTTTTCTGATTTGTTTTGACCAAGGACATTGTAAATTCTGTCTTTTACATCATCTAACCACATACCAAATTTATCTTTAAAACCTATTGACATGGCTACTCCAGCTAAATGTCTTGATTGTTGATATTCATTCTCTATGGTGCAACTTGTGGAGAAATATCAACAACTTCACAGCCTTTCTCTGAAGTACACGCAAACTCTTGACTAGAACTAGTATAATCTTGAGTTTCAAATTCTGCCAAAGTGCCCCAATTGACCTTCTTTGGCATTTTACTTAATAGTTCATTGTACTCTTTTTCAGTACAATCTTGGTACGGTGCTTGTCTATAAGTATGATCACTAAATGGTAGAAAACTAATACCACTTATTTCATCAAAATTTTCATAGACCCATGCGGCCGTATTGACCCATTCATCTTCCTTGACGGATACTGTCACACTTGGTTTATGTTCACACCACTCTTTTGCATAAGTGTGCCATAGTGATAACTGCTTCCATGCAGTCATATCATTTCGACATGTGGCACCCTTTGGACTCTTTGCCGGAAATGAAAAGACAGTTGTGTGTTCAGGTTTTGTAATATCCGGCTCATTCGGAAAACCTTCAGCCTTCATCATTTTACAAAGGGGGTCTTTATTATCCGCTCTTACAGTTCTAATATAAAAGGGGTTATGGCGGGCATGAATACCAGAAGAAGAATCAACCAATTGAGAAACAGTACCAGACGGCTTAACACATGTAATAGATACACTGCGGTTAATCCCTAATTTATCTGCATACTCTTCATTTGTTTTAACTGCTACTTCTCGTAATTCAGTCAGTACTTTTTTTATGTTGCCTTTTGTACCATTGGTCAGGGCACAATCCATGATTCCGGTGAGACTAACTCCCAGTAATCGCTCTTCTTCACAATTTTTACTCCATTCTCTTGAGAGATATTTGAAGTTTGTGAGAGTGGATTGGAAAGTTCCAAGGATAGTCGCAATCCTAACCTTGTCTTTGATAGACTGCAAAGTGTCGTTGCTTCTGAGGACGACCTCGGACAGGTTGCAGAATTCTCTGGATCGTAGAATGATTTCGCTGCAAGGATTTGTACCGAAATCATCTCTAGCCACTCTTCGTTGAATGTATGTGCCATTTTTATCCCTATTTCTAGTATTTAGTTGATTTACATGATATTTACTTGCTAAACCGTTGTAGATACCACGTTCTCCAGACTTTGAATCATACAGAGATAACCACTCTCGCATGAAAGTTCCAACATCTGGCTTTTCTTTATAATTAACTGAGTTGTTGGCGAGCGCACGTTGTACGTTATCTTTATACCACTCACCGTGTTTAGCAAATCTCATTTCACGGTCATTAAGATTACTAAGACTAATAAGAGCGGACCTACGAACACCGCCTACAACGACTATCTCTGCCGTCTTACATACAATATCATGGCATTCAATTGGTTTAAGTTTTCTTCCTATTGAAGCCTTAAAAGTATCTACTGTAAAATTAAATAAATCTACTAAAGGATCAGGCCCTGAAGCTCTACCTCCGAAAGTTTTTAATGGTGCTCCTGCCTCTCTAACTTTACTCACATCCCACTTCGGTATATGTCCACCATAAAGTAATCCTACAAGTTCTTTAAATGCTCTAGCCCATCCCAATTTAGAATCTGCAACAACAATAGTTGTATCTGTTTCATATAGTTCATCTGGAATTATTGGAAGTTTATTTGTATATTCTTCTTCTACCGAAAACCCAACACCTGTACCATTCATTAATATGTAAAGAATTTCATCAAATGATCTAAGTTGATCTACTTTCACGTAGGCACAATTATATCCAGAAACGTTCTCTTTTTCTAATGCTGGCCCCGCTGTCATTAAACATCTCATAGATGGCATTACCTTTAATTCTTTAACGGCCCTTTCTATGCTTGTTCTTTCACCATTAGTTAATACATATCCACACGTTTCGTTTAAATGTTTCGTGAAAAAATCAAAGTATCGTTCAACTGTTTCGTGCCATGTTTCTCTTCGCTCTTTTTCATAATCCCATCTTGCATATCTTGATAAATGAATAAACTGTTGGTATTCAGTAGGTAGCATGATTTCCTTCTATTTTAATTTTTCTAAAAATTCTGTTTCTTCTCGTCCTGTTAATCGGTCAGTCGCGACAATATTGTTGAGATTGTCTTTTATAATTTCCATTTCTTTTGCAGAAAAAGTCTTTGCATTCAATACATAATCCATAAATGCTTCACAACATAAAGGGAAATGTGGTTCAACTAATTTCCACATTACATTAGCATAGTCTTGTATTTCTTGTTGTGCATGACTGTCACCCCTTAATTGATAAAACTTGAAAAAATTATGTAAATCTATCTTCCATATTACTTCAGTATAGTTCGACACAGGGAGAACTATTCTTGAGAGCTCTCTTGATACATTCCAATCTAGTAGATTTTTATAAGAGGTGGTCGCTCCATCGAAAATACGATATATTTCAAATTCGATTTCACCGATATCATTGCCCAACTCCCCTTCTTCTCTACCTTGTTTATTTGTCGTTGATTGGGGTTTAAGACTATCCCCTTTTGGAAAATAAAAGTCATCTGACATGACAGAGTACCGCCCAGAGTACTCATTCAGGTTTGCCGTTCTATGACGGACTAACTGGCGCATAACAAAGATGGGTAATTTGATATGGAACTTAACTTCACACATCTCAAAGGGCGAGGTGTGTTTATGTCTCATTAGGTAGCGTATAAGATTACGCGTCTGACTTACCTTTCTTGTTCCTTCTCCATAACTAATACGTGCGGCGTTTTCTACTTCTTCATCATTGCCCATGACATCGAGTAATTTTACAAACCCGTGTTCATGAACCTTCACTTCTTCTATTAGTTTATTCCCTTTATAATCTAATTCACTGGACATTTCTCCACTCTCTTGCTGCCCAATCCGCTTCCAATCCCTTCATAGTAGTTTTATTTATCATTTCAAGGATTTCATCAGTTGATAGGTCATTCATAATTAAATCATTAATATCTTTGAACTTTTTATCTTTATTCCAAATAACAACAGACCACCCATCATCTATAGAATCCATCAATTTTTTAACAGTATGTATATTTCTCGGCTCATTGTCGAATATTAATACACACCGTTTCTTATCAATTTTTATTGATTGGAGATCACCTCCGGCAACCGCAAGACAATTTGGAAGAAACATTGAGTCAATTGGACCCTCTACAATATATGTAGTATTCTCAGAATTCCATCTTTCTAGACCATAAACTTTAGGACTATCTTCAGAAACCTTGATGGTAATATATCGGAGTTCATGGCTACCTAAAGCCCTTCCTTGAGCGGCAATTAGTTTTCCTTCTGTATCAAAAAATGGGATAACCATTCTTGGTTCTTCTTTACCCAAATTAGAATAATCTATTTCGGATACTGATATTGCCCACTTTCTAAAGTCTTCTGCATAGAAAACTCTATCCAAGAAAGAATTAGGCATCTTTCTACCTTCATAGAATAAACGAGCGTGGTGAGTGCGTGTGAGAGAGCCTATAGAGGGTAATTCAATGGTAGTTGGTTTAGGTTTGAACTTTGGTGGTTCAAATTTAAATTCTGGTTCTTTTGTTTTACGGGGGTTAGTATTACCTTGACTATATCTCTCTAATACATATTGTCCATGTAAATGAGGATCAAGAGTCTTTATAAAATTTCCAAGATTAGAACCATATCCACAATTATGACATTTCACAAACAAGTCTTGCTTCTTTGCGTAAATGTACATACGTTTCTTTGATTTATTTTTTTGAGAATCACCACAAATAGGGCATCGTGAATTCCAAAGATTGGGTCTAACCTGTTTAAATAGGTCAAGGCGAGGTGAGATTAATCCCACGTATTTTTGATCTGTATATAAACTCATACTATATTATAACACGAAATATCAATAAGTCAAGTTATCGTGCTTTACTCTCTAGTTCGTGTGCAATCCATGCTTTCGCAATTGGACTTGAAGGTGGGCGTTTTATTAGTTTACCTATTTCAACAAAAGATTTTCTAAATACATCTTCTCCTGCTCTATTGTTTACTATCTCAACAAATCTACCAGGGAATAGGTTTGCGAGTTGGTCTTTGACTTGTTGTACTTCGGCCCATGTTGCTCTTACAACTTCAGGCTTTAGTTTTCGTGTTCTATCAGCATTCTGTTGAAGAGCTATATCAATAGAAGTATTAACAAATATCATATAAGTACTATATCCAACCGCTTCTAGGTCTTGTTTCGTTACAGAAAGTTTTAGTGGATTTTTAGCAGTACCATCGATGATTAATCCTAGTCTACCATTAATCCACAACTGTTCTCTTTTCTTGGTTATCTTTTTTCCTTTTTTACGGATTCTTTCCTTTTCCATTGTTTCTGCATCAGAATACTTAGTCATATCAGAATGCATCTTGGCTTTCATCAATCCAAACTCTAATTGTTCATCGGAGTTGACCACCTTCAATCCATACGGCCCTGTCTTGCCGGGTTTCATCTTAGTCGTATCCATTGAATCGTGCCATTCAAATTTACCAGCAGCAGAACCGGTTGCTTTTTCTGCTGAATATGATTTACCAGAACCTGCACCACCCGCTAAGAAAAAGGCTTTGAAGATCCCAGGATCATATACACCTTCTAAAAGTGTTTGTTTAAAGTCTCCGAATCTCATATTTCCGATCTCGTAAC